AAAGATTTATCAAAAGAAGGTTTTACGCATCTTCCGTATTATAATGATGTAGAAGATGTAGCGTCTACCTCATATATAATGTTGACAGACAGACCAAAAGGCAGCACTAAAGTATTACAAAGCCCCTTTGCTAAGAAAGATCCTAAAAAGTTTGATGATCCTGATATAATGAAAGAGGATGGCGGAGTCGTCAGTTTGAAAGACAAAGCAGTAAACATGAACCGCGGCCCACGGGGCATAGAGCCTTACATTCAATATATGAAGTCTGGAGGGGAACCTAAGTATGAGCAAGGCCAAGATTTAGGTGATGTAGAAATGAGAGCAGATTTAGAGTCATATTTGTACGGAAACCCTTTAGCTAAACTAGGTTATGAGTTGTACAAAGAAGGTAAAATAGATCTTGAAGGTGTTGTGTTAGGTTCTAAGGAATCTCCGAGCAGATATGGACTTTTCTCAGATGAAAGAGGAGAGGTTGGATATATTGCGAATCAAAGAGAAGATTCCCCTGATCCTTTAAGAATTTTGACACATGAGTTGGCACACGCTGCGATAGACTATATAGAAGGAAAAAATCAAGCGGGAAGACCCGGATTTAATAAATATGGTAATGTGGACTATGAAGAGAGTATGGTTAGAGGTGGCGATGTTTTAATTGATCGAAGAAGTCCTTCAGGAGAGAAACTAGCTCAAAATTATTTTGGAAGATTAAATCCTACCACAAAAGATATGAAAAAATTTATGAATGTTTCTAAGGTTGCTCAAGAAGCTTTAGATAAAAAAGGGTTACCTCCTGAAGCTATAGCAGAAGGAGATACAGGTTTTTATGGTACGTCTGGAAATAGATTATTAAGTAATACAGATAAATTAAGAAGATTTTTTCTTATGGATCCTCAAAGGAATGTAAACAATTATTTAAATCTTACTGGAGAAGATATACGGAAAGCCGAGGGCGGCGTAATAGGCTTAAAGGACAAGGCTGTTAAAATGCACAGAGATATGATAAGATAGCCAAAAGGAGAGTTACATGGCAAGAGAACCAATAGGCAGCATGATGGAAAATGTACCATCTCAGCTGGACGAAGATGAATTAGCTGCTGAAGTAGAAATAGAGCTGCCAGACAGTCTTGACATGGGTCCTATCCCAGAAGACGTAGAAATTATGGAAGAAGATGATGGAAGTGTTATCGTTGATTTTGAGCCACGGGATCAACGAGGCACGACTGAAGACTTCTATGCTAACTTAGCTGAAGAGATGCCTGATGGGTTACTTGGCAGACTTGCGAGTGAATTAACAGGTGAGTTTGATGAAAACAAGAGTGGTAGACAGGAGTGGGAAGATGCTTTCGCCAATGGTTTGGAATTACTTGGGTTTAGCTACGAGGAAAGATCACAGCCATTTAGAGGCGCGAGTGGGGTTACTCACCCGCTTTTGGCGGAATCGGCAACGCAGTTCCAAGCCCAAGCCTTCAATGAGTTGTTGCCCCCAACTGGCCCCGTGCGAACTACTGTGCTTGGATCGAGCACTCCTGCAAAAGAAGATCAAGCTCAAAGAGTAAAGGAATTTATGAACTACTACATAACTTGTGTTATGGAAGAGTATACACCTGAACTGGATCAGATGTTATTTTATTTACCGTTAGCGGGTAGTACGTTTAAGAAAGTTTATTACGATGAGAACTTAGAAAGAGCTGTAAGTAAGTTTGTTCCAGCTGAGAATTTGATTGTACCTTACAACACCACGGATCTGGAAACTTGTCCTAATATCACACAAGTTTTAAAATTAAGTTTAAATGATTTGAGAAAGCGTCAAGTTTCTGGATTTTACAGGGATATACCTGTGATACCTGCTCAAAACGAATCAGGAAGTTTAACTGAGGAGATTGAACGCATTGATGGTATGTATCCATCTCAGATAGATTATAACTGTACTTTATTAGAATGTCATGTTGATTTAGATCTTGAGGGTTATGAAGAGACAGACGAGGACGGTGAGCCGACAGGCATCAAAGTTCCCTATATTGTCACTATATCACAAGATAATGGCCAAATTCTATCGATTCGCAGGAATTACAGAGAAGACGATAAGAAAAAAGCAAAGATACAATATTTTGTACATTACAAGTTTCTTCCGGGATTTGGTTTTTACGGACTAGGACTTATTCATACCATTGGTGGTCTTTCGCGAACCGCGACTGCTGCACTAAGGCAGTTGATAGATGCAGGTACATTATCGAACTTACCAGCAGGGTTCAAGGCCCGCGGCCTACGGATCAGGGATGATGATGAGCCTTTGCAACCGGGAGAGTTTAGGGATGTAGATGCCCCTGGTGGTGATATAAAAGCGAGTTTAATGTCCTTACCTTTCAAAGGTCCTGACCAGACTTTGATGCAGTTATTAGGTTTTGTAGTCGATGCTGGACAGAGATTTGCTACGATTACAGACTTAAAGGTTGGTGATGGAAATCAAAATGCAGCGGTAGGAACGACTATAGCGATGTTGGAACAGGGCTCACGGGTCATGTCTGCTGTACATAAGCGTTTACATTATGCGATGAAGATTGAGTTTAAGTTGTTATCTAAGGTTATGTCAGAGTTTTTACCTGACGAATATCCTTATAGTATAACAGGTGTTGATAGCAGTATTAGAAGACAGGATTTTGATGACAGGGTAGATGTATTACCTGTATCTAATCCGAATGTTTTCAGTCAGGCCCAGCGCATATCTTTAGCTCAAACTAAAATGCAGTTAGCTACAGCAGCTCCTGACATGCACAACATGTATGAGATTTTTAGAGACATGTACGAGGCGCTGGGCGTAAGGGATATAGACAGGATCTTAAAACGCACACCAGAGCCGGAGGCTATACCGAAGGACCCAGCTCAAGAGAACATAGATGTTTTAGATCAAATTAAACTAACAGCTTTTGAAGGGCAGGATCATGAGGCGCACATAATGGCGCATATGGTTTTTGGATCCACACCTCTAGTCGCTCAATCTCCACAAATGGCGGTAGCCCTTCAAAAACATATAATGGAGCATGTTAAGATAGGAGCTCGTGAGAGGGCTGCGGTTGACTTGATTCAAGCCGGTGGTGGTCAGGCTTTATCAGAAGAGCAGATGATTGATATAGAAGCTAAGACAGCTCAATATGTAGCTGAGGGTATGTCCCAACTAAAAGCTCTAAGTGGTCAATTAAGTGGTCAGGGTCCTGATCCATTAGTTCAGTTGAAAGAGAAGGAGTTGCAGGTGAAAGCGCAGGCTGAACAAAATGACGCTCAGATAGACAGGGCTAAACTAGGTCTTGAAGAGCAGAAAGTACAGCAGAGGGACGATCAATTCCAGCAAAGACTACAAAGTCAAGAAAAAATAACACAGGCTAGGATTGATTCTGCGATGCAGAGAGAGTTATTGAAACAACAAAACAACCAAGGAGGTCAATAATGGCTAAAGAAAGTGATAAAAGAACCGAGAAAGACTTGAGGAAAGAGTTTTTTGATGGTCCTGCCTCAGATTCCATGAGTTTTGAGCAATTTTTAATTAGAGAAGGTCATGGAGACAAAGTCAAACCTGTAAAAATGGCTGATGGTGGAGAGGTTTACGCCCCAAACTCTGGTTATTACAAAGATCTTTTATAACAATGACCGCATTTATTCTTGCATGTTACATGAATGGAGTTCTGCAGGGATCAATATACTTTAAATCGGTAAACGATTGCACATATTATAAAAAAATATTGAATAACCAAGAGTTTATAGAAGATAAAAAATATAATTGTATTTGTAAATTAGAGGCCACAGTCGATCCAAATAGAGTGAGGGTATATTAATGATTACAGTTGAACAGTTTCTTAAATGGAAAATATTACCAAGACTAATGATGCTTTGTAGCACAGTCATGTCATGGAGATGTGCTGAATGGTTTATGCAACTTGAAGTTCCTACAGCGGCTCAATCCGCCTTTGTATCGGTTGTTATGGGTGTAATGACAGGTGTGTTTGGTATATGGATGGGCCACGAACATAAGGATCATAAATAATGTTAACAGCGTTGATAGGACCAGTAACCAACTTAGTTGGTAAATTTATTGAAGATAAAGATGCCAAAAACAAATTGGCGCATGAAATTGCGACCATGGCAGAAAAACACGCTCAGGAGTTAGCCAAGGGTCAGCTAGAAATCAACAAGGCAGAAGCACAACATAAATCTATTTTTGTTGCTGGTTGGAGACC